CGCTCGATGGAGCGTCCGGCCTCACGCGACCATTGGCCGGTCAATCGTCAGCAGCGGGGCGCCCGGATGGATGATCGCCCCCACCGATCGCGCAGATTGACCCCACTGCTCGATTTGCGTCTCCAGCCACCGGCGCCAGTCGTCATCACCGCCGGCGGGAAACGACCCAGCTTGCAGCAGATGCAGGACCGCGGGAAGCTCCAGGTGCGGAATCTCGAACGATAGGGCTCGCAGACCGAGGCCGGTTCCGATCTCCTGGTACCGCTGCCACATGCCGGCGTCTGGCTCGGACCACGTCCAGCCGTCGTCGACCTTGAAAACGTAGTCCACCGCCAGCCCGTATTGATGGAAGCTCTCCCAAGCGCGGGCCCGCGTAACGTGCCGGCCCGGCCGACGGCGTAAAGCTCGGCTTGGCGGAACGGTGTGCGGCAGCATTCATAGGGCTGCAGCGGAATGCCGGCCTTATATAATTGCAGGTCGAGCTCGGGCAGTAAACCGCGCAGCGCCGGGTGCAGAGTCAAGGTGCTAGGGTCGCGCGCCATCAGCGCAGCCCACGGCGGTGGGTACGGGATAGCGGATCGGCGGCCTTGCGATCCATGCGGGCCGCCATGTGGTGCCAATTCGGGTCGAGCTCGCGCCCGAAATCGCTGCTGATGAACCCGTCAGGATCGCGGATCAGCCGATAGCCGCCCCCAGTGCGACTCAAGCAGAATGGCGCATCGACCGTGTCGAGATACGTGTAGGGCCGTGCTGCGCCGGCGACGAACCACGCCGGCAGGACGAAATCCGAGACCCAGATCCGCCGCGTCTCGGATCCGATCGTCACCTCGATGTCGTAGCGGTCCCGCTCGCATGGGTCGCACAATTCGCGCGCCACCTGACGCCCGTCGGGCATCGGCAGCCAGAGGTCGCACCTGGGGTCGGCGCGCAGCTCCAGGGCCTCATGGCTGAGCGTGGTAGCGTCCAGCGGGTCGACTGATGCCAAGACACGGCCGAACGCGAGGCCAGCCACGTCGTCGTGAAACCCAAGGGCGCCCATTTTGTCGATGTCATCGAGGATCGCCAGCGGCCAGAAGGTCCCCGCCGGCAGCCCGCTGAGCGTCGCGTAGGACCGCACGGGCCACGGCTCCTCGGCGAAGGCCGGTCCCCAATGCTGCTCCATCTGGATGTTGATGGCCCGCGCCTGGAACGCAAAATCGGCCGGCGTCAGGAGGCGGCTGCTGGCCTGGCAGGCGATTTCCATCAGGGCAACTGATGGGTCGAGAGCCAGATTTCGGCATGATCGATCTTGAGCTGCGCGAGCCCATCCTCAGCGGCGAACGACTTGTCCTGGATCGCTTCGCCACGCAGCTGCGCGACCGCCTTGTTGACGACGCAGAGGCTGTATTTGATCGCCAGCGCTTCGAGCTGCGCGACGTAGTCCTTGACGACCAGCGCGGTTTCGACCGCAGGAAGGATCCCGGGCGACACCGCCTTCGCGCAATCGACGACGACGGGCGTCACATGGGCGCAGGAGGCCAGCGTCAGGAAGGTGATGATATACAGCTTTGCAAATAGTTGCATGATGAATCCTTTCACTCGGCTTCCAACGCGAGACGTAGTTCGTTCCACGTGTCTGGATCCGGTGATCGCCCACGCGACGCTGCGTAGCCGTTCCTCGACATCGAGGAGGGCGGCGGCCCGTCCTTCCGGGTCCAGTCCATCCGCACGGCGCGCAATCTCCAGCAGCGTGCATGTGATTCCACCAAATTGACGGGCATAGGCGTGGATGACGTCATACTCTGCCGACCTCCCATCATGATGCGGAACCGGATCGCGAGACGGCGTAGAATGGTCATCATCGACCACTGGCGCCTCTCGGTGGCGTGATCGCCTTCAGCACGGCAATCTCCTCCCCGTGTGTCCCCAGTCGCGCCATCGCATGGGCCAGCGTCGCGGCCAGGGCGGCATCACCCTCCTTCGACTCGCGTCGCATCTCGGTCACCTCGTTCTTGAGGCTCGTGAGCTCGGTCTCGAAGCGACCCCATATCCTCGCCAGCGCGAGGCCATAGATGATGAAACCGGCACCGGTCGAAAAGGCACCGATGTCGGCAATCGTCATGGCGACGTCACAACCGATGTCTTGGCCACCGCGCGGACCGACGGGCTGAGCGCCAGCGCGGCGCCGCCTATGGCCTGACAAAGGATGATGAGCCATGTCGGCGCTCCGCCCGCCACGGTGGCGATGGCGACCGATTGAGCGGCGCCGCCCAGGGCCAACATGATGCGATCGAAAGGTCCCATGATTCAATCTCCTTTGTGGCTGCGAATCACGAGCGTCCGTTCATCGAGTATAGCGATGTTCTTTGCGCAATGGGTGACACGCTTTTCAAGCTCATCCATATCGCTCTCGATTTTCGTCAGACGCGTCTCTGAGGCCTCAAGATGGGACGTCGATCGACCATCACGCCAAACCCGCATCAGGACCATGACGGCGAAATTGGCGAGGAGTCCCACGACAGCGACGACTGCGGTGATGCCCTCCCAGTGCATTTATCTCGCACCCCGTCACCTGCCAGCAAAGCTGGGTCCTGTCACGCGGTGAAGCTATCGGAGCGCCAGCGCACCAGAAAGCGCGTCTCCCATATTTCCCCACGCCGAAAAGTCGCCGCGCGGGTGCAGCCCTGGTAACGCACTTCGCTAATCCCACTCGTCGGCCAGGCGTAGCTGTCGGGGCGCTCCAGCACATCGCTGAATCGCTGCCCATCGCCCAGCGCATCGCGCATGACGGATTGCCGGTCACCGCCCCCCGCGTCGCCGCCGCCGCGCTGATACGCGACCCGAATGACGATCGTCGCCTCCCAATAGGCCTCCCCGATGGCCCGATTGCGCATCACGGGCGTGATGGCTTCGACGTCGGTGAAATAGTCGCCGTCCATCTTGCTGAGCGGCTCTTTGTCGAGTGTGAATCTGCAGCCGGACCGCAAACCGCCATCCGTAGAACTGGCCGACATGACAGCCGCCAGGCGGGCATCGATCTGAGTCAAGACGGCCGACAGGGGACAGAAGCGATTGTTGGTGGGCCCCGGCGTCACGCCGCCGCTGGTTGTGACGATCCCTGGACTGGCGGTCAGCCCGACGCCGCTGAGCGCCACCGCAAGCGACGGAACGATGCTGCCGGCCGCTGCGGTCGCGGCTGCGCCCGAGACGGCGACCGCTGTGCCGAACTGCAGGGTGCCGGCCAACGCGCTAGCCGCGTTGCCGGTGAGCGCCAGGGCCATCGCCAGTGCCACGCTGCCGACCCCGGCGGTCGCATTGCTCCCGACCGCCGGTACGTCGGTGGATGGCGTGACCGAGCCCGCCGAGGCAGTCGCCGCCTGGCCGGATAGTGCCACGGTGACATCCGAGCCGGCCGCGACCGTCGCGGCCCAATTGAGGGGGAAACGCGGCCGCCCGCCGATGGCCTGGGGTCGGCCGGGCCCGCGCAGAATAAACGGTACCGCTGCCGTGCGGCTGTCGGAGAGCAGGATCTGCGACCCAACATTACCGGCCGCCGTAGTGGCGGCCGCGCCCGTCAATGCGACATCGATGGCCGGCACCACCGTGCCGGCCGATACGGTCGCCCCCACGCCCGAGACCGGAACGGCCGTCGATGGTATGACGGTTCCGGCAGCGGCGGTTGACGCCTGGCCGGTCGCGGGGACATCGATCGCAATCGTGACCGACCCTGCCGCCGTCGTGGCGGCCGAGCCCGTCAGTGCGACTGTGACGTCGCCCCCCGTCGGACTGGTCCATGTCAGGGGCTTAGCCGACGGCCCCAGGATGGGCATCGGCTTGCCGGGGCCACGCAGCAGGAAAGGTACCGCCATGGTGCGGGTGTCGAAGCCGGTGACCGGCGCGAAGAGATAGTTTTTTCGCGTCATGGCCCGCATCAGGCGCGGCTTGGCGAGCGTCACATTTGGAACCGTCCGGATGATCGGTGCCCGCTCGCGAATGCTCAGGGTGCCGGTGTTGACGCCGAGGCCAGCGACCAGATCAACGCCGTTCAGATCATTGAGCGGATCGAGGAGGAGTGCATCATCACGGCGAATCTTGGTGAAGTCGGCGCCCCGGGCCAGCGCATCGATCTCGTCCGGCCTGAGGCAGGTTCTCCACCAGCCGAATTGCTCTAACCAACAATCGGTCGTCGCGATCGTTGCATCAGTCCGCATCCAGAGCCGGATATTGCTGGTCGTCGTCTGGCTGAAAGTACCGACCGGCGAACTGCTGGCCTGCTGTCGCCCGTCGATGTAGACGCGCATTGCCAGTGCGGCGCCGTCGTAGACCTGACAGACATGGATCCAATTCTTGTTCGTCCACTGAGCGGTCGTTGCCACCACCTGGCTACCGCTGCCGGTGATGACTTGCGCGCGGACGAGGTTGAATGCGCTGGCCGAGGGCGTGCCGACTGTAAAATCACCACTGACCGTCCCAACTCCGCGAGCGATGAATGCCCACTGAGCGACCGGCGTTATCTGAGGCTGGACCCAGATAGAGAGCGTATGGGACGTCGAGATGTCGAAGCGCCCATTGTTCGCATATTCGCGAAAGTTGGAACCGGAGGCGCCATTGTAGAGCGACACGCGCTCTCCCGCCTATTGCGCTTCCGGGTTATTCCCGATCCAGCGAAGCCAATGATTGGAACCGGTCGTATCGGTATTGACGGCAGTGTCATGATAGAACATGACGCCGAAGCTGGGGCCGGGGTTCACGATGAACGCCTCGACATAAACCACGTCGCCCGTCGCTGGCGATGCCAGATTGCGCGCTACACCGATGAATTCCGCATTGGCGCGTGTCAGCGCGCCGGCGGTCGCGGCGGCATTATCCGATCGGTGGGCCGTCCCGCCAGCATCACCGCGAATAGCATAGAGATAGAAGCCTTTGTTGCCGGTCGGTGAAGTGCCCTGCTTGAATTTTCCAAAGACGTGAATCAGAGAGTAACGCGTCACTGAATTATCGACCATGTCCGACTGTTGGCCAGCAAACGTCGTCGATGATGCGATATTCGCGATGGTGATCGTGAAGGCCGCGGATGCGGAGTATGTATCGAGGATGGCTGATTTTGCCATTTAGGTCGGCACCCCCGTCGCGCGGCCCATGTCCCAAGTCGTAATCACAGTCCCGGTGCCGAATAAGATTTCGGCGCGACTCGCCGAGCGGTTGACGAATGCGATCAGATTGGCGCGCGTGGTTGGCGCCGTGAGAGACGGAAACATGGCAAGAAAATTGGCCTGGACGGTCGCATTGCTGGCATCGATTTGCATGCAGGCCACATAAGACATAAAAAGATTCTGGTTCGGTATTGATAGCAGAACGAACTCAGATTGAACGATTTGATTCATCAGCTGATAGCCGGCAATCACACCGGACCCAATCGTTTCGCTCGAACCACCGAGCGCGTTGATCAGCGCGACTCGTTGGGCGACGGTCTTGCCCGCATAGCCGAGCAGCTTCGGATCGTTGGTGATCTCGTTGCCGAGTGCCGTCAGCTGGCCGTTCGTGAGATCAGCCATCGCATCAGTTGGGGCTAACGATCCTGAACTGATGGACCAGAATCGAATTGCTGGCGTTCGCGACCGACCAGGTGCCGAACAGATCCACGACCGCAGATCCGGTGTTGTCGAAGCCGGTGCCGACGGCGGGGGCGCTGGCCGGGATGAGCAGGACGCCAGAGCCGCCGGTGCCGGGAACGGGCGAGCCGATGACCGCCTCCGAACTCCAGATTCCGGTATGCATCAGCGTGCAGGCCGTGCCACCGCCCACTGCACGACAGGTCAGGTCCCAATCGAGTTTCCAGGTCACGTTGGTTTTTGCCACGATGTTGAGCGCAAACGCGCCGCTGGTCGCTACAATGACCGAGCCGAACTTGAGATCGAATGTGAACGTCCCGGGCGTCGTGACGACCGTCGACATGCGGCCCGCCGCCTGGACCTTCAGCTCTTGGCCAATGGAGGAGAAGAAGCCGGGGAACAGCGTGAATTTCGAGCCGGCATGCAGCAGACTGGTCGCCGTCGTGGTATTCGTGAGGGCGGCGCCATCGACCTGCGAGGTCCAGAGCGTTGAAGTGAATCCTTGCGACATGGGTTCTCCTATGCGATGCGAACGAGACCATTCGATGCGTCGTTGACCGGCATCGTGATCGTGAAGGTCCCGGCGGTGATCGTCTGACTGCCGAACGTGTAGACACCGATGGCCCGATTACTCTGCGTGCTGTTGTAGATCGTCACGCAATCGAACGCGGTCGTCAGCGTCACGGTCGTGTAGACGATGCTCGCGCTTGGCGTCCAGAATGCCGTTGTGCCGCTCGTCGTCGGCGCAGTTGCGTTCGTGACTGTGACGCCACCGGCCGAATATCCGGTGCCACTGACTTCGTTCGTTGCGCTGTAGGCCGTCGTCGCAGCGCCCTGGGTACCGGCGGTGGCGACATAGAGTGCCGCCTTCACGGTATCGGCGCCCGTGCCGCCACGCGTGACGGTCGTGCCCAGCGCGTGGAGTGCGGTCATCGCCTCGGACTTGAACGACGTGCAGATTGCCTGAACATTCGCCATCGGTCAGCCCCCTACGGTCCCGGTCAATGCCGCCGCCAGCTGGCCGGCCTGCTTGAGCACCACATGAGCCGACCGGTGGACGATGAGATCACTACCCGGCAGCCGATACTCGACCCAATTCGTCAACTCGTTGTCGTTTTCGACCTGGCCCGTCAGCTTGACCAGCATCTCCTCGGGCACAGCGCACAACACGACGCCGCCGGGCTCCGGAGCGTCGAATTCATTCGGCTGACCCATATAAGGGTCACCTGCCCAAGTCGAGACGGCCTGTCAACAGCACTGAACGGCAGGTCAGCTTGCGGGAATTTTCGGGAGGTGCGAACGTTTCAGATGCAGATCAGCTCCCGGCCTCATGAACCGTGGGTGGCGCTGGCGTCCCCGGCGCTGGGTCTGCCTAACCAGGGGACGGATGAAGGGACGGCATCATGATGAAGCAACTCGGATTGATCGGGGTTTTGCTGACTGCTGGCTGCTTCGGCAGCCTGATTCTGATGACGGTCGGATGCGGAACGATTGATGAGCAGCCGACCGATGAGAACGGGCAGCCCCTCACCTATTGCCCGCAGGATATCCCGGTGAACGTTTTCTCAGCTGGTGGTTGCCAGAATTGGATTGGCCCGAATCGTCCTCAATGGCCAGCCGCCGGCATGAAGAAAGATGGTCGGTTCTGCGCGACGTGCTCATGGTTCACGAAGCCCAGCCCTGAAAATGGATTCACGCCTGGACCGACGATTGGAATTGCCGATTGCATGATTGGCGGTCCGGATGCCTATCGTGGCGTACTCTGCGTCGCCTCCTGCGATGAATGTCAGTAGCTAGAACGGCGCGCCGAACGCGATCAGCGTGAAGGCTCCGATTCTGACAGAGTCAGTCGTGCCGTTCGATTTCGCGCAGAGCGCGATCCGGTCATAGGCTGCCCCAGCCCCAGCGTAGCCGAGAAAATAGGGCGCGCTGGTGAAATTCAGGCTCGCGGTGCTGGAACTCGCGACGTCGGGATACCATTTGAACGTTGCTCCGCTGATGGTCGGCGCGTTGGTAATGGCCGTCGCGGAGCTGGACATTGAGCCGGCCGAATCGCGGTTCGCCACGCCGATAGTACCGGTGTCCGTCGCGCCGTTCATCGCCGCATATACGAAGACGTAGATCCGTACCTGCGTATAGAGCCCCGCCGCCGAGTATCTCAGCGGCAGCGTGATGGCCGGCAAGCTGGCGGCGAAGCTGGTGCCGCCAGAGCCATAGGACTGGTCAAAGATGTAGCGGAAGTTGCTCTTGCTCGTCGTGAAGGCGACGTAACCGGTGCCGGTTCCGGGTCCGATCGCCGACCAGCCGACCTGACCGCGGCGATATGTCAATGTGTCGACATAGTTGACTCGCATCTTTTGAAGAGTATCGCTTGAGTCGGCGGTCGCTGTGATGGCGACTACTTCGCCGCCCTGATGAAGCCGCTGCGTCCCGACGTATGGGCTCTTGCCCGCGACGGTGCCGGTCGAATCGATGTAGGCGCCAGTACTCGTCTGATCGATGAGGTCCTGGGGTTGCTGATAGACCATGCCGGCATATAGGATCGGACCATTCGAAAAGGCACCATTCTCCGGTCCTGAAAAGAATTGCATCTCGGCATTCGGCGCCACAAAACCGCGCGCACTGATGATTGTGTCGGTCTGGATATTCGTCGGATATGGAATCTGCGGCATCGTCGTATAATTCAAATAGTTCGCGAACGTCGTATCGAAATATTTCACGCCCCAGCCCTGATTCGCCTGTTGGTTGAGCGGCGGTGAGGCCCAATGGATTTGCGCGCCTTCGGCCACATTGCCGAAATTACGCCCGCAATAGACCTGCCGGAACGCGGGCCCATAGTTCGGGTCAGAAGGCAACAGCACATGGCCAGACGTCGTCGAGACGCCGCCGGTGAAGAAGTTGAAGTAAGGTTTGCCCGAGAAGGCAAGTCGATTAAGGGCATCAGTTTCGCGCTTGATCAGCGACGCGAGTGCCGGCGCGCCGTTCCGACCCTGGGTCCTCAGTGTGTCGTCGAACAGGATCGGTGCTGCGCTGCCGCCGACCGCAATCGTCGCGCCCTGTGAGCCCGGCGTGATGCCGGTAGATGTGCCGGATCTGCCGCCAGAGCCCGTGTCGCCGCCCACACCGGATGTCCGGCCCCTGGCGCTGCCTGGGGTTGAGCCCGGCGTACGGATCAGGGCGGGGCCGAAGCGGCGGAGGCGGGGGATCATTCGTAGCCGAACCAACAGCTGAAGTCAGCGATCCCAGGCAGTACGGCAGCCGACGAGCCACCTATCATGGTCACGGTTACGATTACGTTCGACGTATAAGCCGCGCCCGCGCCATTGCCGACGAGATTGAGCGCCGCCAGATAATTGGTTACCCCCAGGATCGAATCGTCGACGAGAAAATATCCGGCCGTCGTGAAATTGATCGTCACCGTGCGCGCGATCTGTTGCCCCGCCGCGCTGCCGCCGACATTCAGCTTCGTCGGGACGAAGGCCGCCCCCTGCGCGCTGGCGACATAGGGCGTCGTCGATAGGTAGACCGAGCAGGCGGTCATGGCATTGCCGCTTGCCGTGTCGCGGATCAGACCCGCAGCCCATAGCATCCTGACGGCGCCAAGCGGCACGATGATCGGGCACTGCATCAGCGCGTACTCGCCCGCCGCCGTGACAGAGACCGAATATGTGCCGCCGACCGCGCTTTGGATGTATTGTGCCCACGGCTGGACATAGGTCGCCGCATTGTTGAGGTGGCGGACGAGATCCAGCGGAACGATGGAATGCATGCCCTCGCCGTCGTTCAACCAATCGTCGAAACCGCCGCCAGTAGCCGGGGGCCAGAGCGAGACCTGCTCCTTGAGCGTTACTGCCATTTGAAGAGACTCGTCGTCGTGACGGTATCGACGCGCCGAGTGGATCCGTTGCCCTGCCAGGTCACGGATGTCGCGCCACCCTGCTTTCGGGATGTGGACGCTAGATGATACTTGTCCAGCAGCATGACATACTCGACGGCGCCGGCCAGCGCCGCGATGCCGGTCGTCAGCGTGACGGTGCGACCCGCGCCAGCCTTAGACGCAATCGTGTCATTCGAGGTGAACTGATAGCCCGAATCATTGTGCCGGGAGACGATTCGCACCTTGTCGCCGACCGCGAAGTCAACCCCGTCATAGTTGTTCGCGGATTTTGTATAGTGGCTCGCCAGCGTCAGGATCTTCGTCCCGGTGTCATAGCCGTTGGTGGCGGCGGTATGATCGACGAGCGCGCAGGGCGACCAAGGCGAAAAGGCGCGGGTATTCGATGAGCCCAGCACGTAGAGCTCGGCCGTACATTCGCCGGTCCGATAGTTCTTGGAGATGCCACCGAGAATCGCGTAGACGCCGTCCGCTGCGGTGATTCCACGCGCGCCCGTGAATGGATTGGCGAGTGTGTTGTCAACGATTTGATGAAATGTCCCTGGACTGAGCATGAGCGCGGTTTTGTTCACGCTTCGATGCCAAACGGTCCATGGGAATTGATAGATAACCGAGTGGGACGTGATGTGCGGGATCAAAGCCTGCACCTGTGATCCAGTTCCGCCATGCACGCGCGCACCGAAGCTCTTGTCGGGAATGTCTTCCTGTCTGATGTCATTGGGGAAGAAACTACGCGTGGTCAGTGAGTTAACGATGATATCGGGGGCTGTGAAAGCGCCAGCCAGATTGTCCCAGCCTGTCTGAACCTTCCAGGAGCCACGCATACTGGTGCGGTCCTGCTTGGCCAGCGTTCGGTCTTCAATCTTCGCCCGATTCGCTTCGGAGAAGATGAACGATGAGCCCTGCGCACTATTGGCCGCCGCGGCGGCAGTCGGCTGCTGGATGTAACGCAGTCTGATCTTAGAGATGCTCGGATCCCAAAGGATGAATAAGCCGAACTCGCGCGCGATCGCCTGATAGTAATCATTAAACTTCGTGGTGCGATCGATGACGAATACGCGGCCGACGACTGGATCAATCGGCACGCGAAAATCATCTTTCGAGACGACATTGTTCCAGCCGATGCCGGCGCCTTGCACCCAATAGTTGAATATCGCATCGGTCGGCGCACCGGTTGACGAACAGAGCATCCGCCCAAGTGAGGCGGCGGCATCATCATTTTCTGCAATGACCTGCTCGACGGTTCCGACCGCCCCCAGCGCATTCACATAATACGACTTCGCCCCAAGCAACGAAGCTGGCGTTACTGTGAGTGAATTCGCGATACTACCCGGCGAGAGAGATGCTATCAGTGCGGCGATACTGCCTCCAACATTGGTCGTATTATTCACAACCAATAGAGAGCCATTTCCCAGACGAACCAGATACAATGTCGCCGGAACTGACTGCGTATAGGGAATGAATTCCGCAGATGAGCCAGCTGTGCTGAGCATAATAACCAGTGATGAGGCGAGTTGCAAATAGAGTGGGACATAAATAGATGCTACCGATCTAATTCCCGTCAATGTAGAATTGCTCTGTAGCTCAATGTCCATGCTCTGTGAGTCAGGCTCGACAGCATTGTAGGCGAAGGCATTGCGTTCCATCCCCAATGCATCGCCAATATCAGCGAAATCGCCGTCATTGCCCTGGATCAAAATAGTGAATGTGTTATTCGTTGTCGTCGGCATTAGTAGACGGAAGTATTCCAGGCCATCCGATTGATTGATGATCGTTTTGAGTGTCAATGATAATTTGACTGCAGACATTGCTGCGTTCATCGCAGTAATTAACGCCGCCTTTGTATATATCTTTTGTGGAATTTGGAATGGTGGATCAGATGGATTACTGCTATTGCCCAGGCTGCCCCAATACGAACTAGAACCGCCGCCGATGGCACCTGTGACGACTTTCCAGCGGCACATTTCTGGCTGCAGTAGATAGATCCCAGGACTGATAGTATCGTGTGCGAGGTCGGGCGCCACCAATGCCTTGTCGAGATCGCTCGTTATGCTGTCAATCGTCATCTGGAATCCGGTGCCATCATTGCTGGTATCGATGGCCGTCACGCGGCCCAGCATGATGCAAGTGCCATCGCTCTCGATGCCGGGTGTACTACTCGGGCCAATGCTCCCCATGTAGACTGCGGCGACGCGACCATAGATGTTCATGATGTCATTGGCGACCCACGTCCCCTCGGTCGGCTGGAGAGCGGAATCGTAGCCACCGATCCGATGATAGGGCGTCGCCGGGAACGTCGAGGAGGCATCGGACGTGGTCCCCATTGCCGGGTATTTGTTCCGGGTGATGATCTGCATGGTCGTCGTGCCGGCACCGTCATCATAAATTAGCGAGATTCCAACCGCCTCAGCCCCGACGTAAACGTCGGACTGTGCCGTCCAAGGGCCACCGCCACGGACGAAAAAGGTCGAGGTCGACCCGTCCGCGGCGATGTTGCTAGCGAGTTGGCCGACTCCATTGGTGAGACTGGAGAGCACGCGCCCTGGGGCGAAGAGTCGCGAAAAATAACCGATGCCCGGATGGGCTGGATCGTCGAAATCTAGCAGCGTCAACTTCATTCGCTCGGGACGCGCCACGCCGCCGATCAGATCGTTGAAGCGCTGCTCGACATGGTCGTCTGGGATGATAAGTCCGCGCTTGGCCCAGATGGTCGGGTAGTTCGCCGGCCTGGTGAATGGGTCGGCCGTCCCGGCGATGTTGCCGAAGATGTAGAACGGCACGCCGCTGATCCGCAGCCAGAAATAGGGCTGTAGCGCCTGCCGGTCGGTGACGTCGGTCTGCACCGTCATACGGTCAATACGCTTTCGCCGTTCTCGGTCACGAGTAGCGGCACGCGGATGTCCCAGAAATTCAGGTTCGGTGGCACCATCGGGGTGGCGAGCAGCTGGCCCCGCAGCTCATCGGCCGGGAAATATTCGATGTAATTGTAGGGCGAGAAACTGCCAGCGCTGGGCGCGCTGCTGGTCAGCACTGTACGATCGCGCCACATCAGCAGGCGGCGTCCGAGCGCGGGGCCGTTCTGCCACCAGGTTTCGAAGTCTTCATTGACATGGGCGCCGCTATTTGCGCGTGCCAGGTAGTAGCCATCCATGCCGTTGAAGCGATATTCGGCGGCCCACTGAACGCCATTGCTTACGGCGGCGGCGGTCATGTCGGGGGCACGCTGGACGGCGCCGGCGCTTGTTGGGATGCCGTAGTTCAGCGCGGGATCGAAAAGTTGCGGTCCAGTCATGCTGATCGGCATCCCCGGCGACCAGAGATATGGGCTGGCGTACGTCGCTGGCGTCGTTCCCCCGCCTACGTCGAATTGCGCCCCATCCCCCAAGGCATATTCCGCTGGTGTCGTCATTCCGGTGGCGAATGCCAGGGCCGCGCTTGCCTGAATGGTCAGCGTTCCGGGCGCCGTATGCGAAAATGTCACCTTTTGCGGGAATGTCGACGTAAGGGAGACGGTCCAGATCGCGGCGGTTGTGCTTAATGACGATGCGTCGAGCTGTGTCTTGATCTCCCTGAGAAGGGACTTTCCATTCGCGGAGGTTGTCCGATTGGAGACGAGATAATACCAAATCGCCGTCGAGACGGTTTCATATGTTCCGTTGTTGTCATAAATGTAGGCGTCTGCAGTAGTTGGCGGGAACCACTGCGAGACGAACGCCGGAATCGGAGTCGCCATCTACGCCGCCGCCTTTCCGGTAGTCAGTGCCGTGATGTCGCTGCCTGACTCGCGTGTATAGGCGCCCAGTGCCTTGACGATTTCGCGGCCGATTTGGGCCTCGGTGCCAGGCAGGACGCCGCTGATGTTGATCGTGATGGGCGGCTTGTCGGCATTGCTGCCGCTACTGCTGCCAGATGAGCGAGGGCCGCTGGTAAATCCGCCGCTTCCGGCGCTGCTGCCGCCGCTCGCCGCAGATGATGAGCCGCTTGTGCCGACAGCGCGCGCCCCCAGTCCTGCACCGACACCGATGGCGCCGAAGAGTGCTGCTGATTCGAAATGAAGGGCAGCGGGTCCGGGCATGAACATCGCCAAATCAGCGATACCGGCGGCGGTCTCGTAAAGGGCCCGCCCGATGGCCTGCGCTGCCAAGCCTTCCAATATATCGTGTGTCGCTTGCCTGACGGACGTCGAATGCGCCTTGTCGCCGGCAATCGATGCGGCGATGCTGGCTCCCAAGGCGTCGGCCATTTTCTTACCAGCGCCCGCGATCATGCTCGATGTATCAAGGGCATTCTTTTGGAATTCATCGAGATGCTTGTATGTCTCATTCGGACCATTTGGACCAAATAGCAATTGGGCCATGAGACCGCCCGGTACTCCGCCGCCGCCTTTGTCGATAATTTCCCGCAGATTCTCGGCGCGTTTTTTTACGATCTCCTCGAAGTCCTTATCATTTCGACCAGCGAAGTCCTTCTCGGCTTTGTCCATGGCCGCGCCCTGCTCGCCCATATCGGCGCCACGCGCCTGATATTCGCGTTCCTGCCCGCCGGCAGACTGTTTGCCGTATGGCGAATAATTGTCGTATGGATCCTCGCCGCCATTCCATTGCGATAAATCAAACGGCTTCGGCTTGTCGGGCTCATGACCGACGACACTAAATCCCTTGCCATAGCTATTTCCAACGGCAAGCCGTTTCCGTTCTGCCTCCCACATGGCATCTTCGGCGGCTTGTTTCGCGGCAGCTTCCTCTTCTTTGCGAAACTCGGACTGAGCTGCTGCGTAGGCTGTCGTATCACCATAGGGGGATACAGAAGCGAATGTCGCAAGGCGAATACTTCCAATCGATTTCTTCGTCTCGGTACCAAGGTTCTTGACGCCAGCGATGAGGCGCTCCAGGGCACTGGCCACCGTCAGACTTTTCTCGCCCCATTTCTCGGTTGCCTCGCCTATGGATTTGAGTGCGGCCTCTTGAACCGCCAGGACCTTTTGACCGTCAGTCAATTCGGAAGTGACAAGGCCATGCGCCTGTGCAAATGCCGCCGCCGCCTCGGTTGCGCTACCCATCACGCCAACATGCTGCAACATCTTCGTGCGACCGGTAGCAAGGCCATCAATCAGACCGTCAAGCGCTTCTTTGACATTCGTTCCAGTGACGTCCGCATAATGTTTCGCCGCCGCAGCAACCAGGCCATATTGCTCATCTGTGAGTGTAAGTTCTTTTGCGAATCCGCGATTCTTCGCCGAGATGAGATCGATATCTGCAACCTCTCCCCGCGTGGCCTCACGCATCTGATTGATTGATCCGCGAAGCCCTTCATAGATTTTCGTATCGACGATGATTTCCTCGCCAAACCGTTTGAAGCGCTCCCAGCCCTCGGTCATTACGTCGATTACACCACGTGCAACCGTTGTAATATTTTCGAGATCCTCGGCGGTGCGTCGCCATTCAGAGGCGGCACGATTCGCGGCTATCTCATGTGCACGCTGAACTTTATTGACCGCGTCGACTTGATCCTGAAGGTCCTTGATTTGTTCCTGGGCCGTATCCTTCGCCGATTTCGTCGTCGCGTCGTTCGCCTGCTTGTGCAGGACAACCAGCTGATCGAGATAGGCCTTAATTCGCGCATTTAGTTCGCCTTGGGTCGACGCCGCCAGCTGCTGGACCTCGGCCGGATCCATGCCCTTGATGACGAGCTTGAGCAGGATCTGATCTTCCGTTGGCATCAGTGCCGTCCCTTCGCCTTGCGCTTCTCGCTGTCATAATCATCGCGGGACCGCTTTTCTTTGAGCCAAATATGGACCAGGTCGATGGCCATGGGCGACAGCGTCTCGACGTTGCGCGAGCCGGATTCAATTTCGAATGCCCATTGTGAGACGAGCCGCGCCGGATGGATGCCACCGTCAATCAGATAGGGCGCCGGGAGGCCCATGCCGGCCGTGCGCAGATAGAAGGCCGGGCAATCGTCGAAGACCTCCTGCGAGCCCGGGATCGGATTCCAGGCGCCGTCAGGCCGCTTGGCGCTGATGTCCGGGCATGCCCATTGCCGTCGCATGCTCACTGGACACCCGACGCAGCCTCCGGCGCGGGAGACGGCTCCATAATGGCCGTCGTGGACGCCGCCACCGATGATGGCGTCTGCGTGGACGGCGGCGATGATGCTTTTTTTACGGCGTCCTCTGGATAGGTGGCGCGGTAGATGAGGCCGCCATAGAAGGCGACCATGCCGGGGTAGCGCGTTTCCAGATCGCTGATGAACTCAGGCGCCAGCATACGCACCCCACGCTCCTTGACCACACGCGGGTGTCGAATTTGGTCAGGCGTCTGAATCTCCTCGGGCTCGCCCGGGAAGTCGACGCCGATGCGGAAGCACACCAGCGTAGCCCTGCCCCAGCTTTCGACATTGTTGGCCGCCTCATACCAGTAGGCTGAGGCCATGCGCGCTTCATCGGGCGTCAGATTGCGGAAGGTGATGATGCTGGCCTTGCCGGCGGATTCAAATGGGCGAAGGTGCATGGCCTCGCCGTCCTCACGCCAGCTGGCCAGTGCGGCGGCGCTGATATTCGCCAGTGCAGGATCCTCGCGCCAGATGCTCTCCCTGACCTCATGAGGCCTCCAACCGAAGCTAAGAGCCATCGCGCGCTCCCTTCGCCCACCCAGGCTTCGGGGTGGAAGAGGAAGGCGAGGGGGACGACGCGATGGCAGCAATCTGGGCGGCAAGAAACGTCAGCCGCACCGAACAGCCGCACATCACCTGGACATCGCCACTTTCGGGCGCCTCCACCACCTGATGCCCAGCGTGCGGAACGTGATCGGGCGCGAGGGCCCCGACAAGGCCGATGAGCGAGTCCATTACATCCATCCGACGTTGAAGCTGGGCAGCGTGGCGGCGAAGCTGTTGCCTCGGACGGCCTGCGGATGGATGGCCTGCCCATCGAGCGCGAACTCCCCTTGGCCGCCATTGTAGGTGAAGACCGCTTTGGTGAGCTGCAGGGCAGGCGCGCCGATGCAGAACGTCTCCTTCGGGTTGCCGCCCTTCTGGTAAAGGAAGTTCACCACGTCGCCGGCATGGAGGCGGTCAACCAGGTCCTTGAATGAGGCCAGATCGTCATTGTCGGCCAGGGCGGTAAAACTCATCGACACGGGCTCGACGTCCATCGCCATGCCGTCCATTTGATTGAATGCGTTCAGGCTTGGGCGTGGGATCGGCTTGAGACCGAACATCACCTTCAGATCGCCGCAGATGACCTGTGTCCCGTCGATGCAGAGGCGGGCCCCCTTGCCGTCGACCGGCACCGTCGTGTCGAGCAGCGGAACCGGGAAGGAGGCCGACGTGATCGGATTGGTGATGTTGTATTCGATGCCCTCGGCAGCGACGTATTTCATCAGGAACTTGATCACCTGATCGCGTGCCACGTCGAGTTCGATGGTCGGCATGCAGCCATGGAAGACCTGTCGATAGAGCCCGCCGCGATAGAAGTCGAAGGTGCGGGTCCGGAAGTCGGTCGTCTTGAAACTGTACCAGGCCGAAGCATAGATCGTGCTCGCCGCCGCCACCGACCCGGTCGTGATGACGCCGTTCTGCACGGTCAGTGTATTGGTGCTCTTGTTCAGCACCTGGAACGCCTCACCGGTGGCCAACAGGCCGAAGCCGCCGATGCTAAAGCCCGCCCCGCTGGCGGCGACGACCGTCGTTGCAGTCGAGCTGCTGACCGTCGAACCGGTGTCGAGCGTCTCGGTCATGTGGTCGCCCAGAAGGCCGCCCATCTCCTGGGGCGGGACGGCGGCGGTGGCATTGCCGGCACTTGCCGTGAGCGGCCGCTGGGGCAGGATGATCTCCAGGGTCGATTCGGTGGTCACCGGCACGGCCGCGTCGGCGGCCTTCAGGCCCACAATTCGGCGCTGGACCACCTTGTGGGTCATCGTCGCGGTGGCGGGCGCCTCCGGACGTAGCAGGGAGCGCAGCAGGTACAGCGCGCCGTCCCCGCCGGCCGCCGCCATGGTCGGCGTCGTGGTGAAGGTCCCGGTGCTGCTCAGAAAGCTCGCCACCTGATAGGCGCCGCCCGCATTCGTGCCGCCCTTGCCGACTAGGAACATGCCGCGATTCGTCGGAAAGCTGTCGGGCTCGTTCGTGATGCTCTGATGGGCCGAGCTGGTGACGGTTGTGGTCGTTGCCGTCGCAGTCGACCGCACAGGCACCTCGGCCGGCTGCCAGAGGGCCAACGTCGTCACGTTGGTGCCCGACGTCCAGGCGGCGTCGATCGTCGCCGTGGTCGTGCCGAGCACGAAGCTTTTGACCTGCCGCACCTGGCCGCGCGCGTCGCCATCCAGCGGCACGACGTAGTTGCCGATGCATGTGCTGGTCAGCGTCGCGCCGACGAATGTCGTCGTGGTGACCGATGAAGGGGTGATGGCGCGCGCCGTGGCCTCCTGGGAGGCTCTATACTGCGCCTCCGGGGCGGTCAGCAGTAGGTCGCGTGTTTGGATCCTTGGCTCGTTCGGCATCTTGTTCTCCTCGGCACTTGTTGTGTCGGTCCCCGCCCGTCGCTGTCCGCCCCGGAACTGCTATCGAATCTTGTCCACCGTCACCCGGAGCCCGCCCAGAAGGTCATTGGTGGCCTTCAGGATTGGCGCGATGAAACCGTATTTTCGCTGCTTGTAGGCGGCGTAGGCCTTCGACAGGGGCGCGAAGGCGCCGCCGCTCTTGTCACGCTGCCGCTCGACGTTGTGGGCGATGGCCGCCAGCATGAGCTGGCCGATCGTGGTGATGGCCCGCTGGCGCACGCTGGCGTCCGCGCTGCCGAGCGCCTTGGCGACGAATCGGATCGGCTCCATGTCATCGCGGTCGATGTACCAGGGCGAGCGCTTGAGGCCCGCCTGGACGCGCGCGATGACCGCGTTGCGCTCGGGGCCGCGCGCGCCGGTGGGGATGACCGAGATACGCGTGCCGTCGAGGGCCTGGCTGACCTTGGCGGCTTTCAGCTTGACTGCCTGGGCAATCTGGTCGCCGATGCCCTGAAGTTCAGCGCCCGCGCTCATGACGTCATCACGTCCGAGCGCCACTGCGCCCAGAAGCGGTGCTCCCAGATTTCGCCCTTGCCGCGGTCCAGGATGCGCCGGCTGCCCTGATAGCGGACCTCGCGGATGCCGCTGGTCGCCGTAAAGTAGTTCGCCGGCAGGTCGCACACGTCGGCGATGTGCATGCCGTCGTCACCGGCGTGGCGCAGGGTGGCGATCCTGTCGTCGGCCGCCGCGTCGCCCCCGCCCCTGAAGTAGGCGACGTTCACCGCCACGGTGGCCGCCGTGATGTTCTCGACGGTGCCGTAACGCCGCTCATGCGGGTCGACGCCCAGCACGTCGACGAAGTAACGGCCGTCCAAGGCGCTGTCAGGCTCCTTGTCCAGCTCGAAGCGGTAGCCGCTGGGCACGAGCTTGCCGTCGATGGAGCTGGCGCCCATGATCAGCGCAAGATTCACGTGGAACGTTGCCAGCACGGCGGCCGGCAGGAAGGTGCTCATGCGCGCTCCAGGCGGCCGACCGTGAATCCAACGTCGTTGCCGCCAGACGTGATTCCGTCTTGGTCGGCGTCGATGGGCAGGTTGGCGATGATCTCGGTCTTGCGCTTGTCGTACTCGGCTTCCAGCTTGTCCATTTGGGCCGACCATTCGTCGCCGAACGAATACCGGCGTAGCAACCAGAACTTCAGCGCGCACTGGCGACGCAACTCGGCGAAGCCAAGAAACGCATGCGCCCGGTTCTTCCCACCGAGGTCCAGCAGCGTCTCATCGCGCGCTTCGCGCAGGGCGGCGACCATGTCGGTTTCGGCATCCAGGTTCAGGCCCAATTTCGGGAAAACCAGGCGCAAATCTGACTCATCGCACAGGAAGTCTGGAATCTTGGTCAAATAGCACTCAACTGCTTCGGTCAGCGTGTCGCCGGCGGGCGGCGTGAAGGTCGCCCATCCATTGGTCCAGACCGCATCGGCCTGGGTGCTGGTGACGGCATAGCTGACGCGCGTCCCGCGGAAGGTCGCGCCCGACACATGCGCCACACCGAGCGGCGCCCAAAGCGTACAGGTGCTGGCCGTCAGGCTCTTGACCGTGACGACTTCGTCGGCCTCGGTACCGTTCGGGCCGCCGAGGCGATACCGCCGACCGACCACGATGCTGGTGGCGCTCGTTACATCGACAGTCCTGGCCCGCGCAGCGGCGGCACCAGACAACGTGGTATTGACCGTATCGACGACCGCGGCGGCGGAGCTAACCTTAAGCGCGCCGGTCGATGAATAGACGCTGACCATACAGGACGCGGGCTGCCGATCAAGAAACTGCGTCTCGACTGTGCCACCGATGCCCTTGACCAGTGTTTGGAATGCCACGACTCACTCAGTGGGGAACCCGATGAAGGTGCTGACCGTCGGCGCGGTGCCGGACGGGACCAGAGAGCGGGTGACGAAGCGGCTGAAGTTGTCGCCCGAGACGTTGAAGGCCTCGGTGCTCAGGACGCGCAGAGCACTGACCTGCGAGCCGCCCGCGCCGGTGGCGGCGATGGGCTGCCCCTTGTTCATGGCGCCCACCCACAGCCAGCGCGGCGAACTGGCAAATACGCCTTGGTCGGCGTAGCCCAACAGGTCGATGCGGCAGGAGACCGCACCCACCGTGTCGGCGTAATCCACGGCCACCCAGATGCGGTTGGCCGCCATGAGCGGGGCCACGCCGCCGGTCATGATGTCAGACAGCGCCTTGCCGGCCGCGCCACCAGACGGATAGGCGGTCGTGGTCGTTGAAGCGTTCAGGTCCTGGACCCAGCGGATCCCGCCTTCTGCGGTTTGGTACCCCATTACGCGGCCTCTTTGCGCTCGGCCTTGGCCTGCGCGTCAGCGAGCAGTTGCGGCACATGGTCCAGCGCCACGAACCCGTTGATATAACGGACCTCGGTCGCGCCGACGGCGCCGCGCAGAGCGGCGGCCTGTTCCTTGAGCGTCGGCGAATCGTCCTTCCAGCTGTCTTCCCAGTGCTGCCAAGAGAAGGTAAGTGGACCAGTGTCCTTCATGTGCACGGTGCGAAAGCGCGGGTCGGCCAGCACCTTGAAGCCGGCCGCGCGCAGCCGCGTGCAGAAATCGTAGTCTTCGCCCACCTCGGACACGCTGCCGGTGAACGTTCGCTTGATGGCGAAGCGAAACCAGGGCAGGTCGTCGCGCGTGGCCTTGAGCGCCGAGACGCGGATCATCATGAAGCCCGTCGCCACCGTCGCTACTTCGACCGGCTGGAACGGAAAGCCGCTGATGACATGGCAGCACTCCTCCGGGTGCTCCTCATGCGCCACGGTCACCGTGGGGACCATGGGGCGCTCGCGCAGGTAGACCGCGCCGATCGCGCCCACCTCGGGATGCTGATCGAACAGCGCGTGCCAGACATCCAGCGGGTTGCCGCCGGGCCCGCCCGCCTCAATCCATAGATCATCATCATGCATGACCAGAAAGTCGTACCCGTCGTTGACCGCCTGGTCGGCGATTCGAGTGCGCGCCATCTGCACCGGGCCACACGTGAACGCGAAGCTGTCCCGGCCACGCTCGAACGTGCGGCAGCCCATCTCCATGTCGCGCATGCTTTTGACGTACGCGAGGGTTGGGTGTCGCCCGCTCGGCGTGGCGTAGAACAGCCGGTCGGCCATCAGTAGCCCATCAACTCCACGATGAGGGACGTGTTGCTGATGTTCGCGACGGTGTTGTCGACCCAGGTTCCGACGGCCGTGGTGACCGGCAGGCCCGTGTTCAGAAACTGCAGCAGCAGGGAGGTGGTGCTGGCCGTGGTAGCGCGGATGACGCCGCTGGCGGCGATCCCAGCGTTCTGGATCGTAACTGACGGGTTGACGGCCAGCACCTTGCCGCCCATGAAAACCTTGTTGAGCGTGTGGGTGAAGGCCTCGCCGCCCGTGGAGTACGGGTTGGTGCAGCTCACGTTGTAGCGAAGGCGCTTAATGCCGTCGATGCCATTGGCCGAGTAGGTATCGTCGATGATTGTCCAGGTCGTAGTCATGGTCGTGCCTCAACGGGCTTGGCCGCCCGCGGTTGGGTCTGTTTCGGTGCTTCGCCCTTGAGCCGCTCGTACAGGGCTTGGATCTCGCGGTGCTCCTCGGTCGCGCCGGGCTCGGCGGCGGCTCTTTCGAGCCAGCGCCACTCCACGATGTGACCGACAGAGCCGCTACGGCTCTTGATATTGCGGATGGGCCAGCCGGCTTTCAGCAGCAGACGCCGCGCCTGTCGCCCGTTGTCCTTCGTGTCATCGATGACGGCGTCAGTGCCGTGATCGACAACGCGCTTGATGGGCTTGGCGCGCAGATTCGTGCCGGGGATTCTCGGCTCATACCATTCTGACGACTTCATCGGCTGGCCATCAATGGAAACCAGGCGAACCGGCCCGACGTTGTAGATCTTTTCCGCCCCATACTGGGGCACATTCTGCGGCGAGGTTGAGACACCGTCCAGGACTTCGAACGCCATGGTCTGCAGCGCTTCATCCTGGAGCATGAGCTCCGTATAGGTGAACGTTCCCGCCTCCATGGCGCCGATGATGGCCCCTCGGACAGCAGCAACGCGGCCCTCTCTCGTCGGCAGTTGCAAGATCGAAATGTCGAGCACGGTTCGCCTTTCTGGCTATGTGGCGGAGTAGCCGGTGATCTTCCAAAAATGCTTCGGGTTATCCGCGCCGATCCCGAACGCCATGGTGATAAGCCATTTGTCCGAGTCGTCGGTCTTGCCCAACAGGTCGACCTTCATCTGCCGGCGCCATGACATGAACAGATCGCCCGTCTGGACGCCGAGAAAGATGCTGTTATCCAGGTCGCGGATCGGCGTCAGTGGCCGCCCGGCATAGGTGATGCCGGAGCTGTTGCCCTGCAGGTCGATGCTGTTGTTGCCCGACATGATGCGGATCGAATTGTTTGCCGAGCCGGCCAGGCCGATGGCACCGCGCGCCTTCTGGATCTGCTTCGGCGACACCCATACCTGGTCGTAGCTGGACGCATAGTCCGCGTCGCGGCTGAACCGGTCGGCGGCGTCGATGTCGGCCAGGGTCACCGTGGTACCGCTGCCCGTGGTCTCATATGCCTGAAACCAGGTATAGGTGTTGCGGTCCAGGCCAGCGATGGTGCCGGCGCTGTCGCAGATGCCCTGGATGCCCACCGGCGACACCAGGCCCGTGCCAAGCGCGTCCGTGGATGCCAGGTCGATGACGTCGGCCATGCCCTTTTCGAACTCCTGGGCGAACTGGTCGAAGAACGCGGCCTGCGGATTGCCGTTGTTCAAAGTGTCGCGGGCGTGGCCCGTGATCTGAACGACGACCTTGTAGTAGGTGAATGGCCACTGCGCCGTGACGTATGACTGCGAGCCGGGAGCGCCCGCCGCGTCACCCTCGACGTATCGGGTGACCGACGTGTTCTTCCCGTACTGCATCTTCCGGTTGAGCGTTGTGCCGCCGGTGTCGGGGCGCAGATTGAAGCGCCCGAGTACCTCACTATTGCGGAACGTGGTGTCGACCAGCCCGGCGATCGCCTGGGTTTTGGTCGCCGCGTCGATGGAACTAGCTGCCGTTACGCCTGCCATGGGACTCTCCTACGGACCGCCGGTGCCCTTCGGGCCTGTCAACTGGCCGCTCGCGACCATCTCGTTGACCATTGCCTGCCCGAGAGACAGAGGCTGATCCTTGCCGTCGGCGCCCTTCGGCGGGACATACGGCACTTTCACTTTTGGCTGCGCTGACCCGGTGCCAGCGCCGGCCTTGAAGTCGGGGTTTGCAAGGTAGCTTTCGGTCTTCAGCAGTTCGTCGACGAGCGCTTCGACGGTCTTTCCCTCGGGTCCGGTAACGGTGCCGTCTTCGCCCACCACCAGCTGGTGCTCCAGCATGGCGGAGAGCGCTTTCGTGCTCCGCACGCGGCCGGCGAACGGCATGAGCGCATCCCGCTTGGCAACGCCCTGTAGCTTGCCCGTCAGGTCAGCGGTGCGCTTCTGCTCTTTCGCCAGTTCCTTGGCCGTCTTGTCGTTCATCGCCTTGAGCTTTTCGACCTCGGTCTTGGCTGCCCCGGATTCATCGAGCTTGGCCTTGATCTGTTCGATCTCGGCCGGATCGGTGATCCCGAGCTTCTCCAATAGTTCGGCAGTCGCTGCCTCGCGCGCGGCTTGCTCGCGTTTCTTGGCCCTCGGTTCCCACGATGCCAGATAGGCCCCGTCGTTGTCGAAGTGCGAGCCAGTCTCCAGGGCGTCTGGGAATTCCCCCTTGCCCTCTTTCCACGCATCGAGTGCGGCCTTGATCGTCTTGGAGAGTGCCATCCGTCTTACCTCACCCCGGCTCTGCGGCGCCGGTAGCCTGACCGGGATTGTGGCTCCCGTTGCCCTGCCCAGGTGGTGCCGCCTGGTTCGGTTTCTTCGTTGTCACCTGCCCGGTTCCGCTGGTAGTGTCAACTGGCGGCGCTTCGACGTTCTGGAGGCTGTCGAGTAGCGGGGCCAGCTTATCTGGCGGCATGCCGGCGAACTTGCGCGCCACCATCTGGCGGCGGAGCTCCAACATGACCGCTGGCGACAGGCCAAGAAGCCGCATGGACACGACCTCATTGATTTCGTCCTGCAGGGCCTGGAGGTCGAAATCCTGCGGGTACTGGATGTGAGGTAGGTCGGCAATCGAAGCCTTGATGCCCGACGTCCGATAGGCCAGCACCAAGACGGCGAGGCGTTTTTCAAAGTCCTCAGCTGCTGATGCGATGTCACCCAGGATGCTGCGCTTGTCCTCGTTTTCCAGCTCCATGGCGGCGGCGGATGATTTCTGCATGCTGCGCCCGAGCGTGCCGCGGCCAGTGCCGAGGCTCTCTTTCATCTGGTCCATGGTGGCCAAGATGCCTTCGGACAGGACGCGCGCCTGCTCGGGGTCAGGAGAGACGTACTGTGGCATCGCGCTGGTGCCCTGCGGATTGAACCCGAAGACCGTATTGACGCCGGCCTGCAGGACGTCGACATTCGGATCCGGCACACACAACCAGCTGAAGGTCTGCTTGTAGTAAATCTCATCCAGCAGTGACCCGTAGTTATAGACGCGGTTCGCGCCCTTGCAGAAGTCGGCCACCAGTGCCTCGCCATCGGGAAAATCGGTGTCATCACAGCGCGTGATATAGAGCGGCTCGAACGGCACGCGGCCGAGTGGATTCGGCCTGTCGGGCAGTCTGGTCTCGCCGCCTCCGCCCGGAACGACATCATATTCCTCGACGTGATCGCGATACCAGATTCGAAAGCGATGGCCGGACTTCATTTGCTGGCGCGGCGTGCGCGCCAGATCCAAGCACACGAACTGCTTCAGCCACTCGATTTCGCCGTCTTCGTCGACACTCCAATCGAAGATGTCGAGCGGGCTCACCCAGTAGGCATAGGGCAACCCATCGGCGTCAGGATCGGCGCCGCCCGCTGCTTGCACATCGACGCAGGCCCACATGATGCCCATCGTCAGCACGGGGCGCAGCCCATCGCGAACGAACGTGTCAATATCCTGGGAGCGATCTTCGTCGACCTCGCCCCAAAAGGTCGTTAGGTCAGGGTTGCCTTCATCGCGCGTGACGCCCTTTTTAAGCGTATGTGAGACCAAGCTGTTGACCGTCGGCCGCACCATGTTGTGATATGTGGCGCGCTTGCGGCGATTCTCGAACTCCCACGACTGCTCACGGTTGTGGCGGAACAGTAAACAACGGGCCGCATCGTCGGCGATGCCGCTGAACGCTTTCTGATTCGGATCGATGAGCTGCCCATTGGCGTTTCGGGCCGCCAAGATCGGATATTGGAAATCGACCGACAGCAGCGATGGCCGATGGTACTCGCGCCCGCCCACGTAGCTGACGCGGCCGAACTCGCGCCACCACCATGTCAGGTCATAGCGCGGATGGCGGTAGTACAGCGAGCCGGGGCGCGGGGTCCCCGTGATCGCGTCGATTGTGACATTCGGAAGCAAGCCATGCGGTCACCTGCCCAAGTCGGATGTCGGTGTCAATTGTATCAGGGTTTTTACCCACTTGACCTCACATTGGCAGGTTTTAGGCTTCCGGATCATGCTGGTTTTCCAACAGCGGGACGGTTTCGGGCCGTGGGTCGCGGTTCGGCCAGATTCACCACCCAAACGATTACCAATGGCCTGGTGTATCGGCTGCGCGATGCACCACCTCTGCCGCTTGGGCGGCGTTACGCAATCGCACGCAGCAGTGGCCCACGCTCGACCGTGCTGGCGACGTAGCGCGCGACCGTGACGGCGTGGTCCTTTTGATGCGGGGCTGGCTGTTCAAGCTGCAACCCGGCGGGCGTCAGCTGCCAGACGTAGTTCTCGAATTCGCTCGTCAGATTTGGGCACCGCGGGCCCAGGATCCGGATCCGATCCTGATGGAGCAACGACGACAGCGTTCGGATTCCGGACAGCACAGAGCGTGCGTGCTCGTCGAACGTCCCGGCACCATAGTTGCGATGTTTCGAAACCCTGATCCCCGCGCGCTGAAAGCGGACCAGATTGTCCGGTTCAGCCGGATCGGCCACCCATTCATTGAAGCGCCACTTTTGCTGCAGCTTGATCGCCTCCGGCGCCCAGAAGTCTTCGACCAACAGCGATGCAGAATAGACCTCGTCAAGAAACCACAGTACTGGTCGCTCGCCGAACGTCAGGCCGGCGACCAACAGAGCGCCCGGGTTGCTGAAGCCCCAGTCGCAGCCGCCCAAGATGCGCTGGAATTGGATCCCGTCTGGCAGTTTCGAAACCGAAACCCGCGCCCGCGCGAAACCCCGGTAGACCTGGCCGATGAATGCCTGCCGGCTCGCCTCCCATTCGCGCTCGAAGTACTCGGGCGCCAGCGTCGCGCGCGCATGCGCGACCTCGGCCTGCAGGCCAGGCGCGCGGGTGTTGGCCGCCGTAGGCCACCAGTGGGATGAATATCCCGGCACATGGTCATTGGCCGGCCGCTCGAAGGCCTCCCACGTCCAATCGCGACCCAGCGGCGTCGTGGTGGCAATACACCAGCCCTGTTTATCGGCGAGCGCCGGCCGTAGATAGAGCGGCCAGGCATCGGCGCGGACGCGGGCGGCCTCCTCAATCCACATGCCATCGAGACCACTGCCGACCTTTTTTTGTGGATTCCGAACCGTCTTGAATTCGATCAGGATATCGCCCTTGAGCCACCAGCGGCCCTTCGCGTTGTCGACATGGTCGATCAGCTCCTCTGGCAGGAACTGCAGCAAATAGCGCTTCGGCTCATCGAGCAGCTCATATGTATCGGCGCAGATCCAATAGTGCAGCCGCGCGCGCCGCTGCCACCAAAGGACGGTTCCGCGCCGCGCGGCGCCGGGCAGATAGAGTAGCTGCTTCCGGCGCGCGAAGTCATCCCAGACGCGCTGAATGAACTTCTTGGCGGCCGTATAAGTCTTGGCTCCGCGGCGGCCGGCCAGACCCAAGACAAAGCGCGCCGGGTCGATGAAAAACCGGTAGGCCGGCAGGTGGAGCGGGCTGTCAGGGCCGAATAGCTGGATCGTGAGCGCAAGCGACATTCAGGCGCACCGCCGGCTCCCTGGTATCTCCAGGTGTTGGCCTTCTGATAGCCTGACGTTGATGGGACGCTTATCGAGGACGTTCATCTCGTGGTCACCCGCCTCACGACGCAGGAGCCGGCTTTTCTGCATGCGCCGGGCGACCGCACAGGTTACTGCCTGGGTCGTCGCCTCGCTTCGCCGTCGCTGGGTCTGGCCTTTGTCACGACAGTTTGTCAGCCGTCGTGGTAGTCGTTTCGGTCATCGGCGCAAGTTGGCACTGTAACTCGGGTGGCGGTGGCATGTGGGTGTGAACGTGGATTTCGGTGGGCACCACGGAGTTCGCATCTTCGATGTCGGGATCAATCGCGATCACGGCGCGCACCAGCACGTCAAGCACCTTCGCTGCATCGACCGCCAGTGATGAATGCTCCGTACCGCAATTCCTTGGCTTGAGCACCGAGATGAGCGGATTGATCTGCCCTAAAAATTGCGTCGCCAGATCCGCGCGTATGGAACGACGTATGCTGACAAGGTCATCGGTCTTGAGCCGGCTAACAATCTGTACCACCGTCATGCGTGGCATCTTGAAGTGCTGGCCCGTCTCGCTGAAGTTCTGGCTCAGCAAATAGTGCGCATAAACCGCCTCTTCCTTGGCCGGCGGTGTTTTTCTGCCCTTCATTCCTCGGTCACCTGCCACCAGCAGCTACCGCGGTCAAATGCCGCCACAACTGGGGCCGCACTCTCTTGATCGCCAGTCGCGACGTCACGATGCGCATGCCGTCGACAAACTCCACCGTAATGCGGTTCGCGGCGCCATCCGGAACCCAGCCCTGCTTCTGGGCCTCATACACGACGCGGCAGAGCTGGCCCTTGCGTTGTGGCAGTACGCGTCGTAGGAACCAGCGATAGGCAAATTCCGATGCGGGCGGCGGCGCGATGGCCGCTGGGGTCAGTTTGTTTTTCCCCAAGGGGGCCATTTCTCCGGATGGAAGGTCTCCTGTGTTTCGCCCTTCTTGAGCATCCAGATCGGGCGGCCGAGCTCGAATCGCCACAGGCGGCCCATCAGCATGCGCGCCGGCGGCCGGATGCAGATGTCGCTCACGGCCCGATGCGCGACTCCCATGCTGCGCTCGACCTTTTCGTCGCTCGTCATGGCGCCATGCTGGACCACAACCTTGACGTGTCCGTGGTGCTGGCAGTCAGGGCAGGCCCAGGGCAAGAACCATTCGATCGGGCCCTTTTGCGGCATGGTGCCTACCACGGGATTTCACCAAAGCGACTCAGCATCTGTCGGTGCTCCTCCTCGCTCTGCTGGCGCGCGCCAAGGTCGCCCTGAATCATCGCCATCCCGCCGGCGGGATTGGTGGTCCGGATAACGAGTGGCTCACGGTCGCCAGAATTGACGATAACTGAATGCCGAGAGATATTCTGCAGCCAGCCATGGCGGACGGTCAATGGTTGGCCATAAAAGTAAACCACGGGCGCGTCCTCGTCTACTAGGTGCGCGCGCTTCACGCCGTGCTTGTTCGCGCGCCCCAGCCATTCGGTGTCGACGTGGAATCGAAATCCCTCGTCCATCGGGCCGATCTCGTCCCATACGGCGCGATGCATGAGCCAGCCCGACGGCGTGGCGAAGTCATTGACGCGCTGGAAGTTGCCGGCCACGTCGACCTCGCGCTGATTACTGGTCACCATGTCGACGCGGGAGAGCCACGGGATTTGTGCAGCCAGCTTTTCGGGGCACCAGATGTCATCGTCTTCCAGGAACGCCAGCACGTCGCCGGTGGATGCGCGCACAGCGGCATTGACGGCGGCAGCTTGGCCGCCCGCGCCAGCGAATACCTGCGTAACGCCCTTGAAGCGCTCAGGTAGCAGCCCTGTGTTCAGCTGATCGCGAAAGGCTTGCATACCCATCGTCGCTGCCGCGATCGGATTGGCTGCGTTGACCTTTATCGGCGAATCCATTCCCACGACGAATTCAATTTCATGTTCGCCCGCGGCCGACTGCCGGTGCACCGACATCAGCGCGCGGTCGAGATAGAGATTCCCAGTCTCGCTCATAGGATTGACCTGCAAGCGACTAGGTGTAATGACGCTGATTTTCACCGGCACACATCCGGAATCCAATGGTCATCGTCAACGCTGGGCTGCCATGGTTCGGACGTCTCAAGACGCGGCGGGGCGCACTGAAGACAGGTACAGCCAACAGAATGCGGGGATGTCATCAGCGCGTTTTCTTTGACGGCCAGGCGCAGGCGGCCAAGTGCATGATCGATTGTGTCTGCGGGTCGCTTCTCAGCAACGGACGTTGACATATGCGGCAGCGGGCCGTCTACCGTCTGTTTGCCATGCCACCATCCATCTTGATGAGGCCATTTACATCCAACAAATCCACACATGATCATCGCTGCCGCTCCAGTTCTTCGACGTACGGTCGATAGATAATCTCTCCCTGCCGCTTGGTCACTTGGTATTCGGGCCGCGTGATGACCGTGTGGCCATCGGCCAATTCGCGGTATCCCGAATAGTGAAAAGCCACGAGCGAGCGGTTGCCGAAGTACGGAACGCCGCCCCGGACATCAAGCGCGCGGCCATGGATCGCCCACGGGCCAAGGTTTGCTCCTGGAGCCATAACCACATGCGCGCCATGCTTTTCCGGCCACGCGTCAAGGTATTTTTGGTCGCCATAACGCAACTGCCTTTCGGGAATTGGGACCTGCTCCACACGGTCATAACACCACTCTCGGCATTGCGCCGCCCACTCTTCGACAATCTCACGATTCGCGATATAGACGAGGCCCACATTGTATTTTCCAAATACCTCATGCGTCTCAACTGTCGGCCCCGGTAACCCGTGCGATGCGCTGGCGAAGTTGTGCGGGAACACTGCCGCAGGTGCGGCGCCAATTTCTGCAAAGACTGGCTCTGGCGATGAATGGAACATTATGTCAGCATCGACGTAACAGACGGGACGGCCGGTCGACTTCATGACCTCTGCGATCCACCACGGACCGAGCGTCCACATCGTCTCGACCCTGGTGCGTTCCGGTCCAGGCAGGATGCCGATCGTGCCCGGCAGCTGCGTCGGGCATCCAACTGATTCTGCCCAATCACGCACGCCTTCGTCCCACGACAGAATATGCAACTCGAACGGCTGGCAGTGTCGCAGCATTGAGGCGTGGAGCGCCTTGAGGCGAGTGAGATAATTGCTATCGGCATATGTGGCGTAGACGCGCGGCCGCGCACAGACATAGGTCGTCGATCCACCGTCAGCTCGGAAAAAATCGCGACCTTGGAATCCAGTCTCCGCCATCGCGGCCATGAGGTCCATATGATTGACGTCCCAGGCCCGGAACGTCTGCCCGTAGCCATGCGTCTCGGTGCGTTTTGTCGCTATCGCCAGCGGCACACGATGAAGAATCACCCAGCGTCGCGACCGCGCGCATAGATCGGCAAGATGTATCTTCCAGTCGTCGGCATGCATGAGGGCGCAGCCGTCGATCACGACGTCAAACGAACTCGGCAATCCGCATAAATCAAATGGCGGACGATCATGGCTGGCGAAGCAAACGAATTCGCTCTCCGGGTATCGCTCGAGCGCAACCTTGATCGCCGCTGGGCTGATGTCACAGCCGCCATAGCTTCGATATGCTATCCCCTGCCGATCCAGGACCTCACGGTTGTACCCGCTCGCGCAGCCGACCTCCCATAGCTCGCCGGGGCATTGCGTGGAGCGCACCGCATCGGCCAGGGCGCGAAACTGGATCGGCAGCGGGTCTTGCTGCAGCTGCTGATCTACCAGTTCACGCTGGGCGGCGGCGATCTCAGGCAGCATCCAGGGGTTCACAAACTCCTCGCCAGCTCGACGAGCCGCGGAATGCGCGATTCATAGGTGTGCGCGAGCAGAACATCTTGGGCCGCCTTCTCATCATCACCATAAGCGGCCTTCATGATCCAATCGCGCGCGTGCGCGGCGCTGACAAACTCATTCGGCCCCCACCAGAATTGATCGATGAAAGCTTCGCCATCGCTCACCGGCTCAGCTCCCATCCCGGCCGCTTCATAGAGTCGCATGGCATTCGCCGCGCCCTTCGTCCATTCGGCATGGACGTTAAAGACGGTCCTTGCTCGCGCCAGCGTTTTGAAATATTCGCGCCCAAATACCGGCGGCATCACGGTGACGATATCTTTCAGCTCCTCCAGCAACTGCGTCCGGCGTACGTGGTTAGGCCCGACGGTCCCGACAAAGATGCAGGCTAAGTCACGCTGGACGCCCATGCCGCAGGCCCGCGCACGGGTATCGAACGCGAGTGGCATATATTCACCCCGACAGCCCTTCGCATGCGCTTCGTCGATCATCCAGGGAATCGATGAGATGACCAGGTCATAGGCGGGCGATCCATCGCGCTTGCGGACATCCCATGGCATCGGATTGCAGATGGCGGCAACCTGGGCGATCCGCTTGCCCTGCCCCTTTATCGGCATCCCATAATTGTCGAGCACGAAGGCGACGCAGTCAGGCCCATCGATCTCAAGCGCAAACGCGCCGCCCGATACATTCACTGAGGTCGCATCCTCGCCGAACTCCCGCAGATAGTGCGAATAGCTATCCAGGTGTGAGCAGAAGAACGCCTCGTGGCAATAGAGCGAATCGGCAACTAGCCATCTCATCGCGTCCTCACGAATGTCCACGCATCGGAATATGCTTCGGGCATCGCCTCGTCTCGAATGCCGAAAAACATCCGCTGCGAGTCGGCACTCGCAAAGCCGATGCATTGCCTCGCAGCGCCGTTGATTATGACGGCGGCATTTAGATGCCGACCATCGTGGTCGAGTTCGCCGGTGATCCAATAGGTCGTCTCGCCATCGGCAGTCGGCCCGATGCTCATCGAGAAATTTGGGCCTGATGCCTTGATTATGGCCCGCACCTGGACTTTCGCGGTCGCGCTATACCAGACGCCGACGAGCGGCGTGGCGAGTTGCTCCCTGGTGGCGGCCGGAATATCGTCGCCACAGCCAAATACCAGCGGCCCGCACCAAAACAAAATCATCAACATCAATGCTCTCATGTTTCTCCTCCTGCGCTCGCCCCCGCGCACAAAATCACGCGCATCGATTCGGTCACCATGCAGAGCCCGCAGTCACAGCCCGATGGGCGCTGGTAGGTCTCCATGCGGGCGCTGCCGCATTCTGGGCAGTTGAGCAGGATCCCGACGGTCCGCAGATCGCAGCTTAGGCAGCAAGACATGGCGGTCACTCGCCACGCTCCGCGCGCTCGGCCAGCAGCGCGATCTGATGATTCACAAACCCCTCGACCACCGAGAATGCGGTGCCAGCACATTTGTCGCAGACGTCGCCGTCCGACCATTCGCAGTCCCTGTCCACGATCACCATCGCGAAACACTCGGCGCAGATGGCGTCATTGTCCTCGCCGGGTGGCTCATGGCTGGGGAACTTCTCGGCGACCTCGCGCAGGGTAGCCGCCCGCACCTCGCGGTCACGGGCTTCAATCAGCGCCGTTCCCTGAATGTCGCCTTCGCAATCGACGACGGAATCGTAAAACTCCCGCGCCGTTTTCACAGTCCCACCTTTTCACGCCGATAGGCATCGATGGCGCGCAGCATAACTCTCGCATCTTCTGTGACAATTGCGTTAGTTCCAAATAGCTCCCGCAACTCATCGACGATGACAGATGCCAATGCGTCGTCATCCGCCAGCCCCGGCGCGGCCCGCATGGCGGCCAGGGCTTCGGCGCTCCCGGTGGTCATGATGCCACCGCGAAATAGAGGTCGACCGCATCCAGTCGTGTCCGTTCCCGAATCTCGGCCAGCCGCGCGGCGATGCGATGTCGTTTCTGAGCAGGCCAATGAATTCGTCTCGCCATCCTGAAGAAATGATCATAGCGCCACCAGAAATCAATTTCATTTTCGGTCACAGCCCAGCCCCCATCGCGACCAACTCCACGCGGCCGACGACCGCGGTGAGTAACCAGAGTCGCCCCATCCAGTTCCCGACTATCTCGCTCGCCGGCGCCGTCGTGAACCATTCCCGTTTCGCCTCCATCAGCTTGGCCAGCCGCCGCAGGCCGGTCAGCACCGTGGTATGATGGAGACCGCCGAGCGCTTGCCCAATCTCTGGCAGCGACAGACCGATAACCCTCAGCCTGAACATCGCTTCCCACCGCACCAACACGCGGCGCCGGCAACGATTTGGCGCCAGCATCGCGCTGACCGACAGCCCATGGGAGGCGGCCACTGCCCGGACGATGGCGCGCGTGTCAGTCATGTCGTTCCTTTCGCGCCCGCGTGGCGCATTCGTCGCATCTCGGCCAGTTGTTCAGGCGTCATCGCCTTCGTCGGCTTGGTCAGCCATTCTGGCTCTGGTGCCGGTGGATCCTCGCGCATTGGCGGGCGCCGGAAGGCGTCGAAATTTTTCTCTAGCAGCGCGAGTGGGTGTCTCTTCTCGATGTAGAGCTTCTCGGTCGACCGCAGGTAGCGCTTGATCGCCGGCTCCAACTCGGCCAGGTCGGGTAGCCGCATCAGCGCGTCGCCGGTCGCTTGATCCCATCGCCCCTGCCGCCATGGTAGATGCCAGCGCAGCTTCCAGTGGTGTTCGTACAAGCGGAGCAGTTCGGTCGTTGTCCTGGGCGGCCTATCTCCTGCTGTTGCGTCACGCGTTGCACCGTGTCCGTCACGCGTGTCAGAAATTGGGGGAGACTCCGGATCCGGATCTTCTTTGATCTGGATCTGATCTGATCTGCTTGGGCTGACCGCGGCTGACGATGGCTGACTCTGCTGACTTGTCCTAGACAGCTTGGCCCGTTCGCGTTGGCGGCGCTTGTTCAGCCTGTTCCCCTCGCGCCGCAAATCTTCATCGCGCATCTCGCGGAACCGGCGATAGTTGATCAGCGTCCAGCCGCGCTCCGCGACCGCTATGCGGCGTCCTTCGTGCTCTTGGCTCCGACTGCGCCGGTCGGGTGCCAAGAACGCAGCCAGCGCGCGCTCCGTGGCCTCCAGCGACACGTTGGCGCGGCGGGCGAGACCGTCAACGCTGGCCCCAACGTAACCGGTCCCGTCGCACATGGCCAACATCGTGATCCACACCAAGCGCGTCTCGTTGTCCTGCGACCAAATCGTCGAATCGGTGATCGACGAGAATAACTTGGTGAAGGTTTCTGACATGTCCCAGACAGTCTCAGACGATTACACGATTGGTGTCAACCGAAATCGCTGCGTCATCCCGCCACCTAGCAGAAGAGCCCACGCTGCGCGGTCCGCGCGCGCGCCAGCTGCGCGTACTCGGGCGAAAGCTCGATGAGGATCCACTGCCGGCCGAGCGCCTCGGAGACCTGGCCGACGGTACCGCTGCCGCCGAACGGATCGAGCACGATGCCGCCGGCGGGGCAGCCGGCGAGAATGCAGGTCTCGACCAGCTTGCGCGGAAAAGTCGCGAAGTGGGCGCCGCCGTAGGGCTCGGTTGCGATCGTCCAGACGGATCGCTTATTGCGCTCGTCGACCAGACCAGCGATGGCCCCCGAGAAGGAGGCGTTCTGCTTGACGCGGAAGCCGGCGCCGCGCCCGAACCGCGTCGACGGCTTGAGGCCCTGATCGTCTCGCCCTTCGTCCTTGGGGCCGGCCTTGGGGTTGACGCCGTCGCCGCGCGGATGAGCTCTGCCCGTGACCGGCTCCTTGATCGCCGCAGCGTCGTAATAGTACCGCTCGCTCTTCGACAACAGGAACACGAACTCGTGCGCCTTCGTCGGACGATCGGTCACCGCCTCGGGCATCTGGTTTGGCTTCGACCAGATGATGTCGCAGCGCAGGTACCAGCCATCGGCCTGCAGCGCGAAGGCGACGCGCCAGGGAATGCCGACCATGTCCTTCGGCTTGAGGCCGTGGATCGGTATGCGGTTCGGCTGGGTCATCGGGCCCATGGCCGCCATCGCCGTGTGCTTGCCGGCGTGCGATCCGTCGCGCAGGGCCCGCGTCTTCTTGCGCAGGATCGCCGCGCCGGTTGCGTAGCAGTCGCCGAGGTTCAACCAGAGCGTACCGTCTGGGCGCAGCGCGCGCCGCACCTCGCGGAACACCGCCACCAGCTCGGCCATATACTCCTCGGGCGTCGCCTCGAGTCCGATCTGGTCGGCCACGCCGTAGTCGCGCAGGCCCCAGTACGGCGGGCTCGTTACCACGCAGTGGATCGAGTCGTCTGGGATCTCGCGCAGCAGAGCACGGCAGTCGCCGACGTGGATCTCGCGGGTGGCCAGCGTCACGCGGCGCGCTCCGCGGGCCGAAGTCGCGTCATCGCGTCGATCTCCACAGTTCCCGCGCCGCCCAGTCGACGAGCCCGGCGAACGCGAGAATCGTGCACGCGCCGACGAATAGGAGAGCGAGGAACGGGATGGGGGCGCGGGTGGTCAAGCCCGCATCTCCAGAAGTTCTTTCAGGATCGCCGCGATCTTTGGCCAGTATTTTTCATCCGACGCGGCCATAGCGGCCCGATCGGCCCGAGCGGCCCGAGCGGCCCGAGCGGCCAGAGCGGCCCGATCGGCCAGAGCGGCCAGATCGGCCAGAGCGGCCCGAGCGGCCCGAGCGGCCCGATCGGCCCGAGCGGCCAGAGCGGCCAGATCGGCCAGAGCGGCCCGATCGGCCAGAGCGGCCCGAGCGGCCAGAGCGGCCCGAGCGGCCCGAGCGGCCCGAGCGGCCCGATCGGCCCGAGCGGCCAGAGCGGCCAGATCGGCCAGAGCGGCCCGATCGGCCAGAGCGGCCCGAGCGGCCCGAGCGGCCCGAGCGGCCAGATCGGCCAGAGCGGCCCGAGCGGCCAGAGCGGCCAGAGCGGCCAGAGCGGCCAGAGCGGCCCGAGCGGCCCGAGCGGCCAGAGGAGGATGCTTTCGAAGCTCTCCTGCCAACCGCGACAGTTCTCGCGTGTGTTCACTGTCGCCGTCGCAAAGCGCAACCGTCGCATCGATCGCATCGGGTAGGATCTCGCGCAGGCCCCAGTCAACGAGACGGACCGCGCGCTTCTCCTCGATCTCATCCGTCGACCGAGAGAACAGCAGCGCTGGCCCGAACTCTGGCGCGAGATGCTTTCTCCAAGCCGCGCTCGCGTCCTGAATGCCGACAGTGAACCCATGTAGGACCTGCGAGGCCGTCTCTGGACACGAATACAACCTCGGGTCGAGGTCGACCCATGCGCGGAATTCCTGCCATGCGCAACGGTCACCAGGCTTACCCGTGCCGCAACCCGCGCGCAGATTCAGCGAGTCAAGATACTCGGGAGTCACGTAAGCTGGTAGCTTCTGGATCTCGGTCATGGGTTGGTCCTTTCGTCTTTATGGAAATTGCATCTGTCGCACGGCCAGCCGACTACCACCTTGCCAACCCGCACGGTCGCGCCCTTCGCCCGCCAAGCGGCGATGTGCTTGGCGCACAACCACTCGCAGAGATCGAACGCGTGGGTGATTTTGCAGATGCGGACCACAGTTAGAACGCGCGATTTATCTGCAGATGGCGCAGACGTCGGCTTCATCCGTCCCTCTTCTTCCCCTCACCCCGGAGCCCGCCAGGTGGTGGCGGCATCGGGATGAAGCGCGGACAATAGCAGTACAGTGCGGGATTGTTAGTCCCATGCCGCTCTAATACCGGCGATACCATCTCGCGTCAATGACCAGTAAAAGTATCATGGCGTGCGAACTGATGGCCACAGACGCAGGTCACGGCAAATACCTGCGCAGCCACGGCACAGTCGCAATCTCAGACAGGAATGCCGAGAAGGCTGCCACAACGTCGGGGCAACTCTCGCGTGCTTGCTTGGCAATGGCGCCCATCACCCAACGGTTCAGCAATAGTTCAGCGACGTTTCGTGGCCGCTTCATCACGTCGCCTCCCTCGCGGCCCGCGCGCGCGCCATCCGGTCATGGTATCGCTTCGCCTCGCGACAGGCGGCTAGATGCTCGCGTGTCAACTGCCGTTGGTGCGCCTCACTCTGCGCGCGACCGTGGGCATCGCAAAAGACGCAGACCCAAAGGCGTAGTGGATTGCGGCGGGTCTGCGTGCCGACGGGCGGCGTGAGGCGGATCATCGCAGCCACCAGTGCAGCCATAGCCCCACCACTACGCCGCCTCCACAACCGGAGCCGAAAAATATCATGGCTCGTAGCCATGATGGCAGCACGTCTTCATGGTCAGTCATAGCTTCCGGTTCCTGCCTATCTTGCGCGCCGCCCACCAGGCGGCCTTACAGCAGCCAGCGCAGAGCCTCACATCAACAGGGATGTCGCTGTCTTTCGGCTGCACAACCAATAGCGCCAACCGCGTGTCCGTCTCGCATGCGTGACACCATCCGCTGCGATTGGCGTGACTGCGAGCTGCGACGATGACCCGCATTCAGTTCACCATCTCTTCGCCGCCACTTTGAATCAGCGCCCGAATCCGCGCAATCAGCAACGATGACGTCTGCGCGGTTAGCAATAGCTTCTGCCTCGGCGTCTTGCCCGCCAGTAGCGTCGAATATTCGCGCTCGGTTTCCATTACGAGTTGGTGCGCTTGCTCGCGGATGGCCGGCGTGATGACGGCGCAGTCGATGCGGATACGGGTTTTCATCGCCGCCACCCGGTCTCGGCATCGGGCAGCAGATCGTACTCGTCGACGGTCGGCCGCCACGGCTCGCGCGCCTGCGTGACGGCGACGACGGATGGGCCGGCCTCATCTGACATGCGCAATATTCTCCTCTTTTCCGCTTCGGTTAGAAGACGGCTGCGTGTAGTAACGGCCGCTTCCCCTCCACGGGCGGCCTCCGTGTCTGCTGAGGCGTTCGCCGCCGGCGGATGAGGCGAGACGAAGTCATGATGTTCTAAGCGATGCGTCGATGCAAGGCGCTGAGTATGAATGGTGCAATTGATCATCCTGCACGACCCATGCACCGAATCTGTGCGCTTCCATCCACATGCGCATTCATCCTCGGGTGACACCGGCGCTGGCGCGAGGACAGGCTCTATTAGCTCCGTCTCGATCAACTCGGCGTATGTGTGCTCATGCTGATTCTCGATGCGCGTTGCACCGTCATGGCAGCAGTTTCCAAAGACGAGCGCGGTCTTCTTGTCAATTGATTGGATCTGGAATGAATGAGCGAAGACGATGTTTCGCCCATCAGGGCGAAAGCGCCGAATCTGCCCGACTTCGAAGGTGATTGCCATGATCAGTCCTCTCCTGGTTGTCGTTGGTCAACGCCGTCCGCGATGGCGAGAAGCGCGGTCACCACGTTGGCGGCCTGCTGTTCGGTCAGTTCGGCGCGCGTCTTGACGCCATACTTCGTCCACAACCAATCCTTCGCCAGCGCCGGCCGCCAGCCGAGGCGTTCGATTTCGCGGCCAATCTCTTCGATCTGTTCGCGGCGCGCCGTCGGCGTATCCGGCAGTGATGCTGACTTTCCGTTGCTGACCGCCGCCCCACCGGCCGCCCAGCGCGCAAGCTGCTCGCCGGTCTCTTCGCTGAGTGGCGCCGTCTCTTTAAACATGCCGCGGAATTGCCCCGGCAGCTTGATGATTGCCTTCTCGCCCATCTCCTCACTGTGCCATGTCGGTACGCCATCGCTGCCAGGATAGAGCAGGCAATTCGCCGTCATCTCATAGACAAATTCCTCGCCCGCAATCGGCATCCAGCCGCGCACCTTCGGCTTCGCGCCGCTGAGGTCCATCTTCTCTTTCGCGCGAAAACAGAACACGAAATTGATCGGCATCTGAAGAATTGTGTTCAGCAGGCGCCTCCGCTCGGCCTTCGGCTTCTGCCATCCGCTCATTTGCGCTTTCTCGGGCGGCACGCGCCAGAGCGCCGCGAGTCGCTGCGTCTCGGCGTCGTGCATTTCCAGCACGCCGCCGGGGCCTTCATGCTCATGGCTCGCGCTGTCGATGACGATGGTCTGGGCCCCCTTGGCGGCGCAATGTTCAATCGCCGCCAAGTAATCCAGGGGCCCGAAGGGGGCGGCGAAGGGCAGATGACGGAATTTGAACTTGTCGGCATAGTGCAGCGCGCGACGGGCCTCCGTATCGATGACGTAGATGTCGCCACCGGCAACGCGTTGGATGCCGGTCGCCAGGCGCAGAGCGGAGAAAGTTTTCCCGGCACTTGAACTTCCAGTCAGGCCGATCAACAGCGGCGTCCGTTCTCTTTTGGCCTGGAAGTCTTCAAACGCTCGCATGTGCTCTCCTCTTTGTCCACGGCTTCCATGTCAATTCCATACCAGGAATTCCAAGTCCATGACGGCGCATGTGCTCTCCCTGGGTAATCACTTCCAGGTTTGCCGGGGAATTGTTCGACTTGTTTCCATCGCGATGATGAACGATCTCGCCAGCGAGAAGCTTCCGCCCGAGCATCTCTTCGGCAACTACCCTGTGTTCGTGTCGGCCCATGCGTTTTACATATCCGTCGCCCCGTCCACGTCCGCGTTGCAAGTCGCCACGTTGGGCGGCGCTCACCCGCGCCCGTCTGCACATCTCTGCGCTTCCGATAGAATGATGCCAAATGCACGACTTCGAACAGAACTTAGCCACTGGTTTGCGAGTAACAAACCCCCGAGCGCACTGGATGCATTCACGCTCCTGGTAAGTGCGACCGTCGTCGCCCTTGAATATCCGGATTACGCGCGCCAGCCTAGAAGGGATGCTCATCGGAGACCTCCATCGCTGCGATCTGCTGGTCCATCTCCTCGGCGAGCTGCCATGGCTTGGCCTCCAGCGGCGCGGTGTTCTCGTAGCCGGGCCACTGCCGGGACCGCACGCAGGCCGCCCAACTGGCCTTTGCCCGCTTCCATTTGCGCGCGCCCAACTCACGCAGACTGCCGCCCAGGGACCGGATGTTGACCGCGTGAGGCGGCTCACATTCGACGAAAATGAACCGCATCTTGACCAGCCCGGCGAGCTCGGGATTGTTCGTTTCGACGCCCTCGACGTAGGCCGCGTGCTGGATATCGGCGCCGTAGGCCACGATTGATCGCGTGATCGATTCGTCGCTGGCGTCGTCGCAGGTCTTCAGGTCGTAGATGATCCCATCCGGCATGATCAGGTGGTCCAGCACACCCTTGCATTCGCAGCCGTCCGATTCCCACACCTGCGTGACCTGACTCTGCCCGCGGAATTCGAGCCCGCGCGCTACGAGTCGATCGCGAATGGCCTGGACGGTCGCAGTCGCCGCCTCGAATTTATCGACCAGCACCGCAATCCGCCCAGCCGCCTCGGCGGCATCGCGCTGGTCCTTCGCCGCGTTGGTGCGCCAGTCTTTCGCATTGATGACTTCGAGCTTGGGACCGCTGCCCAGAAGCATGGCATCGATCAATCGCCCGCGGCGCGTGGCGTCTGTCTGCTCGCCCTCCTCCGCGCCGCCGAGACGATGTCGCTGCCACGCATGCAGCGGCGAGCGCCGCAGCAGAATGCTGGCAATCGACGGCGAGAGACGCATTGGTTCCGTTGTTTGATCCATGATCACTCTCCCAATTCGTAATCGCCGACGAGTAGCATCTGCACCAGGTTGTTCGTCAGCTCGTCGACCTGCGCGTCGCTGATGGCCAGCGAACCGTAGGCCGGATCGCGCCGTTTCTCGATCAGCGCGCTGACGTCTGCGATCAGGCGCGCGACGAGGCGGCGAGGGCCTGGCCGTTCCATCGCCGCAATCGCAGCGAGCACGGGGGCCGATTCGCGGAAGGGGTTCACTGACGCACCGGCCGCTTCGGACAGATGCCTTTGTGCGCACATAGCGACCGTTTAGCGCCCGCCAGACCGCCATGCACATCGCAGCGGAAATAGGTGTCGCTGCAATACGGGCAGCAGACGCATGACGTGTTGGGCGAGCAGGGCTTCTTTATGCTGCCCTTGTTACAGGGGCGCATCACGATTGCACCCCCATCGCCGCCGGTTGCCACTCGCCCAGGATGATCATGCCCTCCCAAAATAGCGCACATCGCGCGTGGACCCTGGTCCCGGCGACGATCAGCAGCGCGCCATCGATGTCGGTCAGGCATGCTTCGCAGGTGTCGGGTATGGCGAGTGAGCAAACGCCGCAGCTGGTACCGCAGCAGGACGGGGCGCAGTCAGCGTAGGTCATGTGTCACTCTCCGCCGCGCATGCCTTGATGTCTTCCAACGCCCGTTCATTGCTCGCGAAAAAATGCGGCACGCGGCCGGTGGATGCGCGATAGATCATCGTCGCCGCACGCTGCGAATCATACTTCGCCTCCAACTTGGCCCCCGCTTCGCCCGCATGGACTATCGCCCAACCGCCGATACAGTGTGTCATTGTGCAAGAGTGCCAGGTAGACATTTCGAGCCGCCCGCCGCCGCCAGTGACAGATTCCAGAATCTTGGCGTCCAGTCTATCAACCACAGGCACGTCCGGGTTGCGCTCGCGGTATTTCAGCATCCGCGCGCGACGGGCCGCCTTGACTTCTTCGGGCGTCGTCGGGCGGACGTATGGCTTCGCTGGATCTGAGACCGGAATGGTTATGCCTATGGCGCCGTCGAGGCTGGCGCCGACGAGGCTGGCGCCGTCGAGGTTGGCGCCGACGAGGCTGGCGCCGTCGAGGTTGGCGCGGCCGAGGCTGGCGCCGACGAGGCTGGCGCCGACGAGGCTGGCGCCGTCGAGGTTGGCGCCGTCGAGGCTGGCGCCGACGAGGCTGGCGCCGACGAGGCTGGCGCCGACGAGGCTGGCGCCGTCGAGGTTGGCGCCGACGAGGCTGGCGCCGACGAGGCTGGCGCCGACGAGGCTGGCGCGGCCGAGGCTGGCGCCGTCGAGGTTGGCGCCGTCGAGGCTGGCGCCGACGAGGCTGGCGCCGACGAGGTTGGCGCCGTCGAGGCTGGCGCCGTCGAGGTTGGCGCCGTCGAGGTTGGCGCCGTCGAGGTTGGCGCCGTCGAGGCTGGCGCCGACGAGGTTGGCGCCGACGAGGCTGGCGCCGTCGAGGCTGGCGCCGTCGAGGTTGGCGCCGTCGAGGCTGGCGCCGTCGAGGTTGGCGCGGCCGAGGTTGGCGCGGCCGAGGCTGGCGCCGTCGAGGTTGGCGCCGTCGAGGTTGGCGCCGTCGAGGTTGGCGCCGTCGAGGTTGGCGCCGTCGAGGTTGGCGCCGTCGAGGTTGGCGCCGTCGAGGTTGGCGCGTTTTCCGCCAACCTCGTCTCTGCGCCACATGTCGTGTAGCCGTCGGACTTCGGCCAGGTCGGCTGTCGATATCGTGCGTAGTTCCATGGTCACTCCTTGATCAAGTGTGAAATCAGCCGCCAAGCCTCGACCGCCAATTCGGCGCGTTCGGCATCAGTGCGATGCTGCTCCAGCGAGCGGATCGTCAGACTCAGGGCGCGGGATAGGATCGCGTCGGTGGTCACCGATTAGTCCTCCGAGTCGACGGGGAATCGCCCCGAATGCCCCACCCGCAGCCGGCGCAGGTCGGCATACGTCCTCACCCCGCTCTGCCATGCGACCTCGGCGACCTGACCATTGATTGCGACGATCTCACCCTCGTCGTACTGCACCGTGTATGGCGTGCCGCCCTCGACCTTTTGCCCGATGACCATCTCTGACGCTGTGTTGTTTTTCATGATTAGAATGTATACCTCCCGTATAACGGCGTCAACTATTTTTCCAAACTATTTTCGGCACCGAAGATTCGCGTGTGGATCCAGGTCGTTAGGGTGACATTCTCTCGCCACGCTGATTCACGGATAAAGGCCTCATGTCGCGGGCTGCGGGCCCGGAATGCGATCAGGCCACCGGTCGTCTTGGGACGCGGGGATTTGCGTTTTTGCGGCATACCTCATGTATTACCTTTGTCGTTGACATCGTCAAGCGGTCGTGGGACAAAAGAAACATGAAGCTACGGCGAGATAGGTGAGACGTGCTGCCCGATGCTGAACGTGAAACTCTGGCCAGGGCCGCAAAAATCCTGGACTCGCTCCGCGAGCGTGCCGCGATCACGCACCACGGGCGCGGAGATTGCGCTTGTCGTAATTGCGATTGGGCGGCAAAGGTCGCGCTTTTCCTTCGAGCCTTGGCCACGGCCGAACGTCCGGAGTGAACCCTAGGCGGACACACACGATGCGCCGCTATGCCGAAGGGACTTCGGTTCCAGTCGAGAAACGCAATCCTTGGGCGCGGATCAGCCGCGCGCCGAATGGCCTCCCAGGCCTGCAGCAAAGGCAGGGGAAGCTGGTCCGCTGATGGCGTATCAAACCGACGCCACCCAAGCCGCCATCGTCGCCGCGCTCCGCGCTGCAGGATGTAGCGTCTGCCACATTGCGAGCGCCACCGGTCAGGCCGGCATTCCGGATCTGCTGGTCGGTCGCCGCAGCGTGAACTACCTGCTGGAGGTCAAGGTCCGCGTCGGCAAGCGCAATCCACGGTCAGCCAGTCTGTCGCCGGGCCAGGTCGAATGGCACCGGAATTGGCGGGGCGCTCCGGTATGGATCGTCACGACGCCAGAAGAGGCGCTCCGGGCGGTCGGGGTGCGGATATGAGCACGGGTCGGTGAACAATGAAACGCATCTGCACGTTTTGCGGACGGCGATTCAAACCGACCGACGGCATCGTCGGAATCGAGATGACGATCACGACGCCGACGGGCGAACCCGCGAAATTGATCATCGCCAATGCTCACGACACATGCGCCGTTGTCGCGATGCCGAAGTGGCCCCGGCGTGTCGGGAATGACGTCGCATGAGCAGCCTGGCATGAAAAGCATAGTCCAGCACAGGATTAGCCGGGTCGTCACGCCCGCATGAACCGTCGCTGCGTGTAGCACCAGACCCATCCGGGACCAAACGCGCAAAACGCCCACCGCGCTCTCACCATCATCTCGTCAGGTACGATCGGTCCGCCCTTGATCGCATCCTGGCCGCAGTCCTGGCACACGGCCCGGGTGGCCGCGTCGTCAACGCTCGATGGAGCGTCCGGCCTCACGCGACCATTGGCCGGTCAATCGTCAGCAGCGGGGCGCCCGGATGGATGATCGCCCCCACCGATCGCGCAGATTGACCCCACTGCTCGATTTGCGTCTC